TTATCGATTCATTTGAGCACTTAACGCCGCCATTTCCTCTTCCGAGAACGCAAGCAGCAGCGAGCGCTCCCCGCGCGGCAAAGACCAGAACTCTCCGGGACGAAGATGATGTCGGACCCACATATGATATAGGAACGTGGTCATCCCGCCGGAGTGAATCAGTTTTTTAGGTCTTCAATCTCCACGCCGAAGCCAGACAGTTCAAGCACTTTGTCACCAACCGCATCCAGTTCACCAGCCAGCAACATACGGCGCACCGCTTGCTCCCCACCAGACAATTTCATCCGTCCTGTGATGCGGTTGTCTCCCCAACCGGACAGTTCCAGTCCGCGTACACTCATTTTCACCGTGGCCTCGGAGATCAGCAGGGCATTAAACGTTTCGGTATCCACCTTTTCCTCGGTGCGGCCTTTTGTCGTTTTGCGAATCGTACAACGTTCGCGAATCTGATCCACTTTGGAGGACGTCAATCCACGCAAGGTGAGCAGCAGATCCAGACGCTGGATACGCACATTTTCTTCTGGCAGACGTTCCGCCGCTTCAAACAACTGATCCAAAATTTGTTCTTCAGACAAATTTTCGTTCATACTCATCGGTTATAATCTCCTTTGTGTTTTCCCATTTATCTTCTTATGTGATACTGTTTCCTCGTATCTGACGAATAGTGCAAGACACCAAAAAGACCGAGAGATTCCCGGCCTAAATCGATGCCCTTATCCGCATTTATTAATGACAATATCATCCCGCTACAAAACTTAGTTCGCTACAATCGGATTCAGCAACTCAAAGCCTTCAAACGTAAAACCAGTCTCTTCCGGTACTTCCTCGCCCGCCGTCCAGTTGGCCAGCTGAATTTTATCTACCATACAACCTTTCAGCAGCACACTTTCATGTCCATACGATTCCGGGTCGTCCAGCTTGGAGATAATCTGAAATTTAGCAAAACCACGCTGGATCATATCGGACGTGACCTTGTATCCCGTCATCGTACCGGTTCCTTTTTTGGCACCGTTTTTGTGAACTTTCCAATCGTTGCCGACCAGATTCAGCTCGCGCTTCTCAATCTCTACGCTGGCCTCCAGCTTGTTAATATTGGTCTGCCACACTCCATCGATATGCAGCTGTCCGTGGGTACCGAGAATCACTCTTGACGCATCTAACATGTATATTTCCTCCTTATTTTAAAAAAACTCTATAGCTACTTACCTACCAGCCTGTTACCAGACACTCTTCTTATTGCACGTAAAACGTACCAAACAACTGCTCCATCACATCGGTCAGCTTCACATTCCATTGCAGGAATACTTGATCTGCCTCCGGTTTCAGCACAGGTGCAGCCCCGTAATACGCTGGATCGAGCACAACATCATACCCTTCCGCTTCGATAACATTACTCTGTGCGAGCAACGCCAAATAGGCCTTCATTGCACCAATCAGTGCCTGACGACCTTCTTCGGTATTGTTCACTTTGCCGATGTACGTATCTTCTGCGGAGCGCTGCAAATCCATATTGATCGCATCCATGACCCGGATCGAACGGATTTTTTTCCATGCATTATTCTGTCCGACAGCAGGAGTGACAAGCGTATTCACACCACGAAGTGCTTTCACCCGGCGTCCATCGTGGAAGAAAATAAATACGCCATTCTGTACAGCCTGCTCCTGTTCAGCACGCGTCCAGCGACGTGTTACATCATCGAACGGGGTTGCTGCATATGTCGTGGATTCATTCAGGCGCTGACCGGCAATGAGACCAGCTACATATGCTGATGTCTGTGCAGAGCTATAGAACGCATCGCCCAAACGTACGCCCGTACCCACATTAATTACACCTTCATGGTTCAACGTAAGGGAACGTGCAGCTGCTTTTTGAGCTGCCGTTGCAGAAGTATCATCTGCTGCGGAGCCGCCAAAGACAGCCATCACTGGCTTACCTTCATTACGCACCCGTTTCACCCATGCCGCAAAGCTGGCAAGCAACGCTGCATCCGCCGCATGATCCAGAGCGAGAACATCGAACTGCTCGCCTTCCAGCGCACCCTGCAAAGCAATGTACTCTGCATTAGTCAAGGCATCATTGCCACTTACGCCGCCTTTGAAAGCCGCACCCGATACGTTTGTAACCTCGCCTGTCCCATCTCCAATCGCCTGCGCGGTGATCCAGAGGTTTTGCTCATCGCCATTGATCTCTTTTGCAAGAGCTGCTGCCGTAACATCTGACGTCAAGAGCGCATATAACATCCGATTGCCTTCAAATAGACGCACTTCAAACTTCGTATTATCAATCACACCCGGTTGGATTGTCACATAGAATCCATTGGCGCGGTCACCCGGATACTTCGCATCAAGCTGCAACACATCCGCACCGTCACTGTCCTTTAACGTCAACGCAGCTGCTTTGGCTACCGAACTTCCCACCCGATACGCGAGCAGTTTCTTCGGTCCGCCGAGCAAAGCCAGCTTCAAAGACGTATAAGCCGTACCGTTGTCCAGTGCGTTCGCCGCAAACATACGTTCAATCGCTGTTTCACTGCTCACTTCCACAAACGTGCCCACAGGACCCCAGTTTGCCTTCACCGGCACAACAACCGTTCCACGACTGCCTGCCTGAATTGCTGAAGACGCTGCCGCCTGAAAATTCATATACAAACCCGGAAGGACCGGACGATTTGATTGTTCCCAAGTTCCACCTGCCATTATTGGTTCACCTTCGCTTTCAAAAATTGGTTGATTCTTACCTGTACTTCTTCAATGGAAAACGTCTGCTGCGCCCCTTCATGCAGCGCACCAGCCAGCACCTCTGCCTTTACGGCAAAGAGGGCTTCCGAATGATTCATCAGTTCAGCCCGCGTATATTGCGGGGGAACCGGCACATCTTTTTTCACTGAACTTGCCATCTTTTTCTCACCTCGTTGGTTAACTTCAAAGACATAAAATATAAGTTGAACTAAAGATGTTTTACTGTTTTACTGTATTCCTTTGTTATGGTGAATTTCACGCATTAGCGGTGCATTGGAAACCGGACGGCGTATTCGCTGTGTCAGCGTCAGACGAATCTGTCCATTCAGATACGCATCTGCTTGCATATCGGCTGTTGCCTCATCGACCGTGGCATAACGTGTATGGCTTTCATCGATCGCGCTAGCTTCATTACTTTCGCTCCCCACCTGAGTCATTGGAATTCGCGATTGAAGCGCCAGTTGCTGGACCAGATGGCTTGTCGTTTGGTTTGTCAGACTTGTATCATCGGTGAGAACATGTCCGATCCACTGTTTGCGTACTTCGAGCGCCGATGTTCCTGCCACTGCGGTACTGTACCCGCTTAAACGCCACAACACCGACGGCATCTTATACCCCCCAGGCCAACTATCGCCATACACTGACCAGTCCGTTCCTAGCTCGGTCACTGTCCAACGCTGCAAGGCAGCAAGCCAAGGGTCACTCACAGCAGCATTCTCAGAAGCACGTTGCGGTGGTTCGGGAACGTATACACCAAAACGTAAACTGCGCGTAACCATACCCGATCCACTATCAACACGGTTACTGTCCGTGGAACCCAGATAGAGACAAGTGAAAGCTCCACCTTCCTCATCTTCCAGCCGCACCTGATGCAAGCCTGCAATCAACATCGCTGACCAGACCTCCACCTGCTCTGCACCCCCGTCCTCTGATCGGGCATACGGTGAAATCTTGATGATCCGCCGATACCCTGCCCAGGCTGATTTCGGTACTTCTTCGGCAAAAGCGATAACTGCACACGGTCCTGATGACACTTCACCCAAAGCAGGAATATCCTGCACGCGTCCTTCCCAAGCAGGTACAAGAGCTGCGAGCTTCTGCTTTAACGTCTTTTTAATCCGTGTGCTCAGCCTAGTCTCTGATACAGCGTTGTTAATTTCTTGGCTCTGCTCATTGCTCATTTTATTGCTTGTTTCAGTGTGCATTTCATGTCTCATAGACACATTCATTTCGCCCCCCTTCAGCTGCAAAAGTGATTTCTGCCCCATGGTGCAGCAACCATGCGACAGGTCGGGAGTCCCCCTTT